GAGAGCGTGCTCGGCGTCACTCCGACAAGATTGCTCGCGTCCTGTTGGCTGTATCCTCCAGCAATCAGCCGTAGGATCATCAGCACATTGTCTCGAGTGTATTTATCATTGGCCGTGACTCCTCTCTTCGTTGCGTCGATGGCTGACTGAGGACACATGCCCTCAATCATGGTCATGTATGGCCTTAAAGCCTCAATTGTCCCTTGAGCTGACGGCTTCTCCAGTTCTTTGCCTGTAGTCTTCTTGCTCATATGCCCTTTAAACGCTCCAGAATGCCTTCTAACGCATTTTTATGTTCAAACCTTATCATCTATCATCTCCATTGTTAAACACAGTTACACGCAAGATTTGATGCGTTTCTGATAAGTCCTCCTCCAGATCTCTAGCCATAGGAAGTTTGGAGAGCGGCGATTGATGACTTCGACGCAGCAGAGCCCATCGCCTTGTTCGTCCAGATCCTTGGCCACGTTGTGCATCATCCAGAGCTCTACCTCCGGGTTGTAGCCGTAGGTGAATGCTCGGTATCCAGCTCGTGAAGCCTCTTCAGCTGAGAGGATTGGTCGTTCGATTCCATTGAGGAGGACTGTGTCTTTCATCGGAGGTTGTAATCAGTGGTGGTCACATCGGTGACGATGCTTTTGTCTCTCAGCATTCGGCTGGCGATTCGTTTGTCCAGTTTCGCCATGCCCATCATCGAGAGGTTGCTTGTGATGATCGTCCATTTGCGTGCTCGCTGTCCAATGAGGTTGTGCAGTTTCTCTACAGTCCAGTCTGACTGCCGTTCTGCCAGCACATCATCGAGCACCAGATATTTCCACTTTGGCATGTCGTTGAGGACTCCGTAGCAGCTCGTATCGGTTTTGGTTTTATCCATGAACCCGGGCCAGTAGATCCATCGAGGTAGGTATTCGGCTCGTGAGCTGAAGTCTTCCCTATGACCTTGAAGCCATTTCCAAAGCCGCTTAGCGATGTGAGTCTTGCCGCATCCAGATGTGCCCAGCATGACCAACCATCGAGGGCTTTTGCCCTCTTTGATCGCTGTCGCCCATTCTGCTGCTGCCTTGACCATGCGTTCAACCTCGTCGTCAACCAGCTCAATCCCGAGCCACTTTGCCCACGTTTGCGAATTCACTGAAGTCGCCGTCATTTGCTGTTCCTGAGTTGCGATTGACCCGAACAGATCCTGAGCCGTTTTTTCCATTGTCTTGTCTATCCTCGTTCCATGGTGAGTTTTGAATCATGTGGAACCATTTGATTGGTTCCCCGTTTTTGTTTCTCCAGAGGTTGTGTCCCTCGTAGTAGTTGAAGAAAGCTTCAGCTCGTGACTCGGGGAGAGAGCGCGAAGCGCAGAAAGCTTTTATCTCATCCAAAGTAGGAGCCCCCTTTAAGCTAGTATTAGCTTTATTAGTCTTAGTAGTTAGTAGCTTAGTAGTATGGTTGACGTTTGCTTGACGATTCGTTGAGCGCTTGCTTGACGATTGCTTAACGTTTGCTTTAGCAATCGTTGACGATTCGTTAACGATTCGTTGAGCACGTGCTTTAGCACTTGCTTGCCCACCAATCCTCCCAGCCTCGCTGCGTTTCTTGGCATACTCGTCGTGATCCTTAGCTGACTTGATCAGCTCTCGGCATTGCACTTGAATCTTTTCCCCATGCCGGATCTCACACACGTTTGCCATCTCGAGATCACTTAGCAGCTCTTCAGCTCGTGAGCACGTGACACCCCATAAACGAGCTATCTGGTCAATACTGGCTTCCAGCTTCCCGGGCTCTCTCTGAGTGCTCATGGCTACCATGAGCTCAAGCCAAGCGCCTTTAGCCTCGAGCGATAGCATCCGGGTAGAGCACGCCCAGTGATCGAAGTAAAATCTGATATATTTCATCACTCTACTTTTCTTGGAGGTTTGCGCTGCTTTGGCTTTGGCAGTGGGAGCCCAGCTGGCCCCATGCCACGCTTTTCCCAGAACTTTGTGAAAGCCTTTGTCCAACCAGTTCCAAGCTCGAGGTCGTAGCTGTAGCCGTACGTGCCGGTGTAGTCCGGCTTTGGAATATCCTCATGCATCTAACTCCTTTGCTGTTTGATAGACGCATTCGTGGTAGGATGTTCTCCACGGTAGGTACTCGCAAAGTCGTTCGCTTAGCTCTAAGTAATATGGCCCCATCTCTCGCCTTTTCTTTAAAGCCACAACTGAAACTCGAGGTGACATGTCGAACTCGTGGGACATCAGCCGAATAAAAGCAGCACGAGCATCAACTATTCTATGCTGCCTCGATTTGCTTCTAATCTCCTCAACCGTCAGCATGTAATTCTCGGCCACTGTCGCCAGTATTCTGTTTATTTTTCGTCTCGGTATATGCATCTTGGATTTTGTCGTAATAGGTTTTTGTGCTGTCGTTGATGATGGTGAGGTCTGCCAGCACATTCTCGACCTCTGTTTCTGATACGTGTGTATCAATCAGGCAGTCAGTCTCTGGGCGACGAATGCGCCAGACTTCTCCACCCATCTTCCGAGCCCACTCGGCCTCGAAAGGAAATCTCAAATCGTCGATCACAATCGTGGCTTGGTAATCAGCCATGGCCTTGATCTGCCTCTCGACTACCTCCACCCAGACCAGCTGACCAAACAGCTGCTTAGCCGCCTCACCCACTGACTGGTAGACTGGCCGGATAATTTCTTTCCGGTCGTCAGCATGATTGCCGAAGATCTTTCGGACCTCAGACTTGATGGCGTCCGCGAATGAGAACCGATAACAGCTCGGCCCAATGATGTGTTGCAGCTGCTCAGCAGCCGTGGTCTTGCCTGACCGTTTCTTCCCACAAAGCGCAATAAGGTGTTTCATAAAATTAGGTAAGGGGGACGCACTCGCGCCCCCCAGCTGACGAGGTTCATCAAGCCTAAATTGAGAATCTTTCTATCATTTCTCATTAATGTCCTCGTCAGTTCGCGGATCTGCGAAATCTCCTCGGACAGCGGCGAAGTGAGTGTTGCGGTCAGTGATGATCAACCACTCACCATTGTCCTCTCGCCACGCCACCGCCCAGTGCTCAGCCCCATACCGCCGCGAATCGTCCTTGGCTTGATTCACAGCGGCACGGAGGTTGAGTTTGTTAGTGCGTTTGACCTCCCAGTGGATCGGCAGATCGGGGCAATGGATGTCTGGGCTCGGAAGACCATCCGGCGTTTTGCCGGAATATTGACTGCCGCGATACGCCGTAAATCCTTCGTCGCGTAACACGCCAGCCCATTCGCGCTCGCCCCGTTTGCCCTTGTCCCGGGAGTTGACCATGATCAAAAGGGAGGCTCGTTCCTCGCGGCTTCCTGACCAGCTTCGACTCGTTTCTGAATCTGAATGGTCAGCTGTTTTTCACCGGTCTCGGACTGGTTCACCCAGCCAGAGAAACTAATGATGTCGCCTTTCTTCAGATCCTCGAGAACCTCGACTTTGCCATTGCCATAGGCTGGCGCGTTTGGGTTCTCTGAGTTGTTTGGAAACATCCGAGCGGATGCCACTTTGAGGTATGTTGATTTTGGTTTTTGCGTAGTTTCCATCATGATGATTTCTTTAGTACTTTGATTGGTTTACCGGGCTCGATGTAATCACCCTCCAGCTGCTGGCCGGTTCTCAGCTGGTGGAGAGCTTGAAGTTGTTTGAGGTCCGGCTTCATGCACCGGAGCAGATCCTCAAGCGACACAGTGTCCTTGAGTGCTTGGTAAGCTTTGACGGGATTCACCTTTGAAGCCCCGGGGCGCATGTAGACCTTGATCCCGGGAACCTCGACGCCAGAATCAACCAGCTCCTTGAGCTTGTCTTTGACTCGGTCATGCATTTTAGCCACGAAGTCTAGGTCGTCTTTAAGGGCTCCTAACTTATCCGGATCACTCCAAGCAGCATCCCAGTCCGTCATCCACACTCGATAGAGTGGATCAAGCGTTTTGGGACACCCCTCGTAGTGCGCGCAGTACTTGCATTGCACGCCTACCTTGCGTTGACCCAGAGCAATGCGATGCAACAGCTCGTCAACCTTGTTAAACACTGCGGCACGAGAAAACTCATAGGTTTTGATGAGCTTGGTGTCCCAATAGACGAAGTGAAGAACGACATCGGTAATCTCGGTCCGCTCTTTTAAAATTGCAGCGGCGTAGCCGATAAGCTGAACCCACTGGTTCTCGTTACCTTGGCCACTCTTTCCGTCAGCGACATGGAGTGTGGTTCCATCGCTTTGCCAGACACAGTCTGCATAGCCCCAGTATTCCGGCTCGTCGTTTTCAACGCGGAGCTCCCACTCGATGTCAGCGCCTTGAGCCAGTTCATCAAGAGCCTCGAGCGCCCACTGAGCGCACGCCATCTCCTCGAAATCGTAGTCCTTTGGCAGATCCTCAGATTTACCCAGCTGCTCCCAATACTTGTGAATGCGTGTCCCTCGTTCAGCTGCTGAGCTGCTCCCGGGCGTGCTCTTAAAATCCGAGCACTCCCAGAGGAATGGCCACGAGCTGCAACCGAATGGGTGATGTTTTCTCTCGTCGCTCATAGGTCAACCGCATTAACAATGCGTTTTGCTGACATAACCTTTGGTCGTGAGACGACACCTCGAGGTGCATTGGGCACTGCTGAGTTGGCGTCATCGTCAGTCTCACTGGCAATACCAAGCATAGAAGCCAGCATGTATCGACGTAGATAGGTCATCACGCTGCCAATCTTCTGGGGATTGCTCCCATCACACGGCATCGACATGGTGCTCCTGACCGTGCTTCCGTTTTTAAAGCCGAGGACCGTGGTCATGTGCACTGTGTTTTGCTCAAACCGTGGAAGCTGCAAAACCGAGAAGCCAGCCTTGTTGTATGCCTTGCCCACTCCGTCAAGAATGTCGTCCAGCGTGGCATAGGGGCCATGGTGGCTTTTGCCCCTCTTAGGCACGGGTTTTAGATCGTTTTGCACGGCACTCATCGCCGCAAAGAGCTCGCCCAAGTCTTTCAAGGAACTCTTCTCGGTATGGTTGGTAGCGGTCTCTGGTGGATTTGCTTTGTCTGTAGTTTCGTTTTGCATTCAGAATACTTGTTCTATCTCGTTTCAGTTTGTCTGCTAGTATGAGTGTTGACTGAAAACCCATCGTCTCACTCAACACATCAATGATTGCCCATCGGGCGAAAAGGCCATCCCAGTGACGGCCCGGAGCCGTGACGCGGTCTGGTTTGATTTGTAGGGTTCGACAAGCCGCTTTCATCGCCAGTTTAAACTGCTTCTCGTAAGTCAGCTCCCGAAGCCCTTGTATGATTTCTGCTCGGTTCATCGCTTCACTCCGGCTGATTGCTCGTCGCTGTATCGGCTTCCAGAGAGGACGCACCCGAAGAGTGCTCCAACCAGAATTGCCGCAAATACGTATTCCATAGTCGTTCTAGTGTTTGGCCTCGGCTTTCCCCGTACCACGCCTCATGGTCGAGCGCCTTAGCGGTTTTATCAGTTATCAATATGTTGGCCATGTGTGTTTACAATGGTTAACATGCGTTTAACATCGCATGTGTAATGTTATAGTTCAAATAGAAATAATCGATGTGATACATTTTGTTGACATTGAGTGTGAGTCGTGCATGATAGGTGTACAGTTGTAACGATTTACAGTGTTATGGGACGCGATCCACACAAGAAAATGATAGGACTCTGGGTGCATGAGGACATGAAGCACGAGCTCTCCTCACTTGCAGCCGAAGAAAACCGGACCACATCAAACTTCATCGAGACGGTGCTCTTGAAGTATTTGAACGAGCGTAAGATTAAGGGTGGGACAAATGCTGTCCAACCAGAGGTATAGTGTCCAAAGGTTTCAGCTTTGATACTCTCGCAAATCGAGCCTTTCTCGGGTGTCCCGGGTAAGGCTCTTGTATTTCCTCTGCCTCGCACCACCCCAGTAACCGGATCTCTGGCCAGCCGGTTGCCAGAACGAATTTGAGCCCGGGCTTCAGCTCTCGAGGCAGCGCGATTAACCGGTCCCCTTTCCGGCTCCATTTGACCTCGATGTCCGGAGGGACATCGGGAACCCCTCTCAGCCCGTAGACCGCTCCGTTCCCCACGTAGATGTTCATGGCCAGCTCTGCTAGGTAAGACACCATACGGTTTCGTATGGCTTGCGACAGGGGCTGTCTGTCGAGCATCGGATTGACAGCAGACCGAGCCCCGGCTTTGGGGTTTTCCAAGACCGTGAGCCACATGTGCATCTGGGTAGCTGGGCTGAACTGTATCCGCATACAAAAAGAGGGACTCGCCCCCGTAAGAGCGAGCCCCTTGATTCCAAGTGCTAGTAACGAAACCTGACACTTCTTTCATGCGAAAGTCTGGTACAGTTAGTCAAGCCAGTATTTAAACCTCGACCGGTTTGGTATAATACATCAAGCCAGTATTCTAATTTCGACCGGTTTGGCTTCAATAAGATCCGCATAATACCGGCTCGTGATCTCCGGACTGTGATGCCCGAGATACTTCTGAGCCGCAAACAAGCCGATCTGAGTGGCCACATTCGCGCCGAAATACTTCCGGAGCTCGTGCAGACTCTTGGAGCCCGTGATGCCCTCTTCTCTAATGATCTTGGCCACGACATCGGGAGCCAACCTGTACCGGTTGGTGTATGCCCCGGGGATGATGTGGGTGTCACCCCTATCAAACTCCCTTAGGTGGGCAACCTGAGCCTCTGAGAGAGGTACTAACCGCGACTTGCCGCTCTTGGGCGTGAAATCCTCGGTCTGCTGAACTCTGATCCCGTTAGACTCAACCCAGCTCCATCGAGCTGCTGCCAGCTCTCCGCGCCTTAGCCCGGCATGTAAGCTAAGGAAATACGCGAGGTAAGCAGCTGGCTGGATTGTCTTCAGCTTCTCGCATCGGCCCACAATGCGGACCATGGATTCTTTTTTGTCGGCTACCGTGTATTGAGGCATCCGCACCGGGATCGGCTTCACCTTTTTGAACTCTGCGATGCAGTCCGGCACGGTGTCGTAAGTCTGAAGCATCCGGTCAGACCAGAACTGACGAGCCGACCTGAGAATGGTGTTCGCAGTGATCGCGGCTGCTGATCGCTTAGCATTGGTGAGACCCTCGAGCCTAACGCGCTGGAACGTGATCGCAGCTGATTTGGTGAAGACATCTTCGACCAATGACCTCTCGTTCTCACCGATTGTTTTGAGGTAAAGCCGGGTCAGTTGGATGGCGCACTTGACCGTGCGCTCGCGGCAATGAATGGCGTTTAATCGAAAATGATCGAATAAATGACTAACCCGGAATTCAGAGTCTTGGGCCTTGATGCGGCTCGTGATTTTCTCGATGCCAACTTCTAGCGCAAGCTTGCGATCAGATGTGCCGGTCGAGACTACGTGAGTTGTGCCCAGATGGGTTTTCTTGGCGTAGATCTTATTTCCACGCCGGAATAGGGTAACTGAGGGTGACGGTTTCATAGGTATTGCTACAGAAACCGTGACCGAGAAAGAAGTGGTACACCCGTAGGGAGTCGAACCCCAAACCTTCTGATCCGTAGTCAGCGGTTTCTGCAATGGAAGTTATACG